ACTCGCAGTACCAACAGCAGCCCACCTCAGAAGAGGCGTCAATAGTTAAGCGGGAGTGGTGGAACATCTGGCCACACGACAACGTGCCGCCGGTGGAGTACATAATTATGTCACTCGATGCCGCTGCAGAGAAACACAACAGGGCTGATTACACCGCACTTACAGCGTGGGGCGTGTTCCTCAACGAGGAGACAGGTGCGCACAACATCATGCTGCTCGACTCCATCAAGGAACGGTTGGAATTTCCTGAGTTAAAACAACTAGCTATGGACGAGTACAACAGGTGGGAGCCTGACGCGTTCATCGTGGAGAAGAAAAGCTCCGGTGTGGCTCTGTACCAAGAGATGCGGCGCATGGGCTTGCCAGTATCGGAGTATACCCCGCACCGTGGGACTGGCGACAAGATGGCCCGCCTCAACTCCGTGTCAGATATCATATCCTCGGGCATGGTCTGGGTACCGGCGACCCGCTGGGCAGACGAGCTGGTGGAAGAAGTAGCTGGGTTTCCGTTCATGTCGAACGATGACTTGGTCGATAGTACTGTCATGGCACTGCTTAGATTCCGTCAAGGGGGATTCATACGGCTACCAACCGACATGGAAGAAGATAACTCGTATTTACGTCGGAAAGCGGCGTATTATTGACGGGATGACACGGATACAACTTTACAGTATACCCCACATAGGACGTTGGTAGCGTCCGTGGGGGCATGGCACGGCGACCTCCCTTCGTTAGTCGTGTCCTCACTTTACGCAGGGTATTTCTATTTTGGCACTATATCTGCTATAGTGCGTCCAAACGCTCAGAATGAGGCATACAATGGCAGTCGAAAAACCTATGGAACCTAGTGATATCCTTACTATGGGGGCAGACGGGGCAGAACCCGAGCTAGATATTGAAATAGAAGTGCCGGAAGAGCTAGACGCGCTTGAAGTTATTATGGACGATGGGTCCGTTGTAGTCGAGTTCGGTCAAGGTACTGATATACAAGAAGAAATTGCCCACGATGATAACCTCGCCGAGCATATAGAAGACGGCGAACTAGAGTCTATTGCCAGTGACTTGATCGACCACTTCTCATCTGATCGCGAATCCCGTAGTGAATGGGCCAACGCCTACATTAAGGGCATGGATTTGCTCGGTATGAAGGTAGAAGAGCGTACAGAACCGTGGAATGGTGCGTCTGGGGTCTATCACCCTATGATGACCGAAGCAGTAATTAAGTTCCAAGCGCAAGCTATGGGCGAGCTACTCCCTGCATCTGGTCCGGTCCGCAGTAAGATCATGGGCAAGCTGACACCCGAGAAGTTTGAGCAGGCTCAACGCGTAGAAACCGAGTTGAACTACCTCATCACAGAGAAAATGCCTGATTATCGCGACGAAATGGAGCAAATGCTGTTCAAACTGCCGATGGCAGGCTCCGCGTTCAAGAAAATCTACTTCGATCCCATTACTGAGCGCCCTGTATCGCAGTTTGTACCTGCAGAAGACCTAGTTGTGTCCTACGGGGCGTCTAATCTCCGGACTGCACCACGGTTTACACACGTAATGAAGCGGACACCGGAGGAAATCCTCAAGCTGCAGGTTAACGGGTTCTACCGTGACGTGGAGCTACCGACAGCTACCAAAGAAATTACGGACATTGAGGAAAAGTACAACGAGCTAGAAGGCTCCGAACCTACGTTTTCCGATGACCCTCGCCATACACTGCTAGAAATGCACGTTGACTTAGACTTACCCGAGCCATTTGATGACGTCGATGGGGTTGCACTGCCTTACGTGGTTACAATCGACAAGTCCTCCAGCATCATCTTGTCTATCCGCCGCAACTGGTACGAGGAAGACATGAAGCGCGAGAAGCGTATGCACGTTGTCCACTTCCCCTACCTTCCCGGTATGGGCTTCTACGGCACGGGTCTTATCCACACATTAGGTGGTTTGACTAAGTCTGCTACTTCTATCATGCGCCAACTCGTAGACGCAGGCACCCTATCTAACCTACCAGCAGGCTTTAAGGCCCGTGGCATGCGTATTACTGGGGATAACACCCCGATCATGCCGGGTGAGTTCCGAGACGTAGACGTGCCCGCTGGGACGATCAAAGACTCGATTGTGCCACTACCCTACAAAGAACCTTCTAGCGTCCTCTACAGCCTCTTAGGTAACGTCGTAGAAGAGGGTAGACGCATTGGTGCAGTAGGTGACATCCAAGTGGGTGACATCAACGGTCAAGCCCCCGTAGGGACGACTCTGGCGCTCATGGAACGCTCTATGCAGGTTATGTCGGGTATCCAAGCCCGCCTACACGCGGCTATGAAGCAGGAGCTACGCATCTTGGCACGAATCGTGCATGATTACATGCCCGCAGAGTACGCCTACGAGATGGACGAGCCAGCCGACCGTATTAGTGACTTCGATGGTCGTGTGGATGTAATCCCTGTTTCAGACCCCAACGCAGCTACAATGGCACAGCGCATTATGCAGTACCAAGCGGCGCTTCAGCTGTCTCAGCAAGCACCTCAGATGTACGACATGGGCAAACTACACCGGCAGATGCTCGAAGTTCTAGGTATCCAAGATGCAGAGGATATCATCAAACTGCCAGAGGATATCAAACCTGCTGACCCAGTGACGGAAAACATGATGATTCTGAAGCAAGAGCCCGTCAAGGCGTTCGCGTATCAGGACCACGAAGCGCACATACAAACACATATGCTCGCGATGCAAGACCCCAAAATCCAGCAGATCGTGGGTCAATCGCCGTTTGCAAGCGCAATTCAGGCCGCGATGATGTCCCACATTACAGAGCACGTAGCTCTGCAGTACCGCGTCGAGATACAGAAACAGCTTGGTGTAGAACTGCCAGACCCAGAAGCACCGCTGCCAGAAGAGCTCGAATTGCAAGTCTCACGCCTAGCCTCACAGGCTGCAGACAAGCTGTTCCAGAAGAACCAAGCCGAAGCGTCCGCAGAACAAGCCGCTGCGCAACAAGCTGATCCGCTAACTCAAATCCAACAGCGTGAGCTGATGATTAAAGAGAAAGAGTTGGCGCACAAGATCGAGATGGACAAACTAAAGGCCGAGGTTGACGCTGCTACTAAAGTAGAGAACGCCCGCATACAGCAAGCGCGTATTGACTCTGAAGAACAGAAAGAGGCAGCGCGCATCGGGATCAAGGTTGCCGAGCTCGAAACAGAACAGAAAGAGGCAGCGGTCCGCTTGGTTCTAGACGTCGCAGAGAAAGTAGACTTCGATGGCTGATAGTATCTTCCACACTGTTCTTACTCGGCTCGAGGAGAGTCGTACTTCTATCGCCGAGCACCTCGCAGAGGGCGGTGCCAAAGACCAAGAAACATATTGGAAGCTTGTCGGAAAGTACGAGGCGCTTAGTATCATACGTAACGACGTAAAAGAGCTCGAAAAAAGATACATTGATGATTAAGAATCATACGTGTAGTTATTCTGATAACGTGGGATAGTCCGCGCAAAGGGCGCTGTGAGCCTTTAATCACTGCAGGAGACCAAGATGTACGCTACCAACTTTTTAGACGATGAACAACTAATGGCGAAATTGCCAGAGCCCAAGGGCTACAAGATTCTAATCGCAATCCCGGAACTCGAAGGCAAGACAGAGGGCGGTGTTTTCATGCCGGACTCGTTAAAGTCTATGGAGGAAACCGCATCCATCATTGGATACGTTATTAGTGTGGGTGCAGAAGCCTATACGGATAAAGAACGGTTCCCTAATGGCCCATGGTGCGACGAGGGTGACTTTGTCATCTTCCGCTCATACTCAGGCACGCGCTTCAAAATAAGCGGTAAAGAGTTTCGTGTCATCAATGATGATACAGTAGAAGCTGTAGTTGAAGACCCACGGGGGTATACTCGCGCATGATAGATAGTAACATTATAGTCGAGAACGAAGAACTCGAAACAAACGCCGTTGAAGTAGATGTATCCGACGACGGTGATTTTGAAGTGGAGATCGAAGACGATACTCCTGACCGAGACAAGGGCCGCCCACGCCGCGCTGCGGATGTTGAAGCGGATATCCCGGAAGACGAAGACCTCGAAAAGCACAGTGAATCGGTACAGAAACGTATCAAGAAGCTAAAGTTCGAGTTCCATGAAGAACGTCGCCGTAAGGAAGAAGCCGAACGCGAACGTGAAGCCGCTGTCCAGTATGCGGGTGCGCAGAAGAAAGACGCCGACCGCCTACGTCAGAACCTCTCTGAAGGTGAGGGTGTATTGGTTAACGAGGCTAAAGCACGTGTAGCATCGGAACTTACAAGCGCAAAGCGGGCGTATAAAGAGGCGTACGAGGCCGGTGACGCTGACGCCGTCGTCGAAGCCCAGATGGCGCTGTCCAAGCTCCAGCTCGAAGAAGACCGGGTGCAAAACTGGAGACCTGCCAAGCGCCTCATAGAGCAGGAAGATACAAACCTTGGAATCCCTCCCTCCCAAGAAGCACCTAGAGTGCCTAAGCCTGATATAAGGGCACAAAAATGGGTTGCGGAGAACAAATGGTTTGAAGACGACAACGCCATGCGACGCTACGCTATACTCGTACACGAAGAACTACTGGAGTCTGGCGTTGATTCTACATCGGAAGTGTACTATAGTAAGATAAATGAGGCCATGCGGTCTCGTTACCCAGATCGCTTTGCGGACGTGGAACCCGAGGTTCGACAACCACAACGTAGGGCGGGCTCCGTGGTGGCCCCGGGGGGTAGGAATACCGCCCCATCACGCAATAAAGTTGTCATAACCTCATCGGAGGCCGCAATCGCCAAGCGTCTCGGATTATCTAATAAAGAATACGCGGCGCAAAAGTTAAAGGATATGCAAAATGGCTGATCGTAAACACCGTGAGACTAAAACCCGCGAAGCGGGAGAACGTCGTAAACCTTGGAAACGCGCATCTATGCTGCCCACCCCCGATCCACGTGATGGACTTTCGTTCCGCTGGATTCGCACATCTACATTGGGTAATGCAGACATGACTAACGTATCCGGGCGGTTCCGTGATGGCTATGTGCCTGTAAAGGCAGATGAATATTCTGAACTTCACATCATGTCAGATATTGACTCGCGATTTAAAGACAATATCGAAGTTGGTGGGTTACTGCTTTGCGCTATCCCGACCGAAGACAAAGAGGATCGTATCTACGGCCAGCTAGAGTCTGCAAAAAATCAGTCCGAAGCTGTTGATAGAAACTACATGCGTGAATCTGACCCGCGTATGCCTATGCTCAAACCCGAGCGTAGTTCGCGGTAATCATCTGGTAAGGGGCGTAGTGCTCTTTACTGTTATAGTAAATAAATCTGGAGGAAGAGCATCATGGCTATTACAGCTGCTCCCTACGGCCTAAAGCCGGTAAAACGTGCTGACGGCATGGCCTACGCTGGGGCAACGTCCCAGTACCTGATCGACCCTGCGGGGGAGGCAACAAACCTCTTCTACGGTCAAGTCGTTCACATCGGTGCTGATGGCTACATCGCACTATCAACCGCAACAGGTGCCGACGGTGGCACGAACGCATTCCCAACAGGTACGAACCTAACTGGTTCTCTTGGTGTGTTTGTGGGTTGTGAATACGTAAACGACCAAGGTCAGCCTACGTTTGCACAATACTACCCTTCTGCTACTGCCAATGGCGGCGATATCAAAGCGTATGTTGTGGACGATCCGAATGTACTATTCCAAGTACAAGCAGATGGCGCTATGGACCAGAGTGACATCGGTGCGAACACTTTCTTCGCAGCCGTTCAGTCTACCTCTACTGGCAACACTGCTACTGGTAACTCTACAAGTGCCGTTGACGCGACAACTAAGACTACCACCGCTGCCTTCCGTATCGTGGCTTCTGCTTCTCCTATTGGCGACGCATTCCCCGATCTTTTGGTCAAACTTAACCCCGGATACAGCAGCTTTGATAACGTTGTTGGTCTATAAGGAGGCTTAGAATATGGCTATTTCACGCGCACAAGCGCTTAAAGAACTACTTCCCGGCCTTAACGCCTTGTTTGGTCTTGAGTATGGCAAGTACGACAACGAACACGAAGACATCTATGAGACAGAAACCTCGGAGCGTAGTTTTGAGGAAGAAGTTAAATTGTCTGGTTTCGGTGCAGCACCAACAAAAGCTGAGGGTTCTTCTATTGCATATGACAATGCACAAGAAGCGTTCACAGCTCGCTACACCCACGAGACGATTGCTATGGGCTTTGCCATCACTGAAGAAGCGATGGAAGACAACCTGTACGACTCATTGTCTTCACGTTACACAAAAGCTCTGGCTCGCGCCATGGCGTACACCAAACAGGTTAAAGCTGCATCACTGCTAAACACAGGCTTTAATACGTTTAACTCCGGTGACGGTGTAACATTGTTCAGCACAGCCCACCCAACAGTGGGTGGCGGTGTAAACGCTAACCGTCCTGCGGTAGACGCTGACCTTAACGAAACTTCGCTTGAGCAATCTATCATTGATATCGGAGCTTATGTTGACGAACGTGGCCTTTTGATCGCAGCGCGCGCCCAGAAGCTCATCATCCCGTCAGCTTTGCAGTTTATAGCAACTCGCTTGTTGGAAACAACTTTGCGGGTCGGAACTGCTGATAACGATATCAACGCGATCAGCTCTAACGGCGCAGTTCCGGGTGGCTATGGTGTAAACCACTACCTAACAGACGCTGATGCTTGGTTCCTTACCACAGACATCCCGAACGGTATGAAGCACTTCGTACGTTCTCCGATGGCTACTGGCATGGACGGCGACTTCGATACTGGCAACGTGCGCTACAAAGCGCGTGAGCGTTACAGCTTCGGCGTATCCGACCCACTGGGTATCTACGGTTCACAAGGCGCGTAAGCTCCTAGAACTTAAACCAAAGTTGGTTTGGAAGGCTCCGCTTCGGCGGGGCTTTCTTTTTTTATAGACCTAGTGTACTATAAACTTATTCCCTGACAGCTACACATGTGGCTGACTTAACCCCGACAGGAGATTCTCATGGGTAATACAACTTTTTCAGGACCAGTGCGTTCCGAAGGCGGCTTCCAGCAAGTCACTAAAAACGGAACTACTGGCGCAGTTACACCTTCACAATTTGCGTTACAGACGATTGCCACCACAGGCAACAATGTCGTTGACACAAGCTCAGGCACAGCCGCGGGTGCAAATAACGCCAGCCTAGACACAGGTGCTACTATTTTTGGTATCGTGCCGAATGCAATTGGTGCGGGTGTTCCAGCCGATGGTACAAATCACTTTGTGAGCAAAGTTGACGGCACAATCGTATCGACATGGATTATCGACCTTCACGCTGGCTATAAAAGCGGCGGCGCTGCTGGTGACGCTATTGGTACGGCTGGCGCAGCTTCAGCACACATTGGATCAATTACTAAAGAAGTAAACGGCATTCCAATGCTCATCGAAATGGGCTGTG